CTGTTTTCATTATAGAATATACAGGTGTGGAAAAATACCAATCTGTTTGCATAATATCTTGTTTCATTTTTTCTCCTATCACTTATATATACATTATCTAAAAGGGTACCCTAAATTCCACATTACTAAAGAGTATCTTGTTCCTTTAGTTACTGGCGCTACTCTGTGCCACACAAAACTTGGAAATACTATTATTGATCCTCTTGGTCTTATTTCTGTACAAGCTTTTACTGGTCGTTTTTTATTTCTTTCAAAGTCATGGTCATTTCTAAAATCAAATTCTAAATTACCACCTTCATATTCACTTGGGTCATTTAGTGATATAGTCACAGACAACTTTCTTATCTTACCATGATCTGGTGGTAAAACACCTTGTTCATTTCTTTGTTTTGATCTATTATATGGTTGGTTCCAACTATCACAATGCCATCCGTAATATTGACCTACACCATACTTTGTAAATTGACAAGACTCTGACCAATCCCAATCAAAGTTCCAACCAGCTTTTTTATTTGCTTCGTGTATGTATGGGTGTACTTCTTTATAAATCCATCTATCGCTTAACCAAACAATATCAGATTTTCTTTTCTTTTGTATGTTATTGATTACTGATTTTTTTAGAGAACCATCAGCTTTACGACCTGATCCGTCTTCTCTTTCAACGCCACCTGTGACGGCCATTTCCGAATTATGAGCTGTACCATATCTAATTATGTCATCACATAATTTAGGAGATAATGCTGATTGAAAATAATAATAATAGTTTTTCAAGTTCATGTTTTAATTCCCTAATTCACTTTTATTTATACAACGTTTATATTAACCTGTTCGTCAGTATTGTTTATGCCAATTTTACCAGTAGGAAGAATATTAAAAGCTATAGAATATCTATCATTATGCATTTCGTTAGATAAAATAGTATGGTATACTTCACTTGGAAAAAAAATTAATGTTTTATTTTTTACAAATACTTTTTGTTCACATGAATTAAATATATTATATTCTTTAGGTTCTATTGAAAATGATGATTTAAAAATATTTTGAAATGATACATTAAGTTGTTTTTCATTGACATTAACATAAAATATACCACTAAACATAGAATTGTTATGATTGTGAAGTAGTGAGTAATTATTTTTTTCAGTTTTAGTAATCCAAGATGATGTGATTTTAAAATTGGTATTGGTATATTTTAAAATATTATTTTTAAAAAAATTAAATTCATTATATATTATTTGTTTTAATTTATTGAAATCTTTTAAATCAAGTATTTTCTGACTTTTAGATGCTTTAGAAGAATTTGAATTTTGTTTATTTGTAGTAATATATTTTTGTTTTTTACAGTTTAAAAGAATATTATCATAATCTTTGTCATTTATTAAATTTAAATCTTTAGTGTAAAAAACTTTTGGAAAAAAAGGTAATATCTCATAATCAGTATCTTTCATAATAATATATATAATGCTTTTAAAAAAGCGTATTAATTTTGGAATTTATATCTTAATATAACAATTCCTTTACCACCACTGGTTCCAGCACCATTTAAACTACCTGGGTGATAACCTCCACCACCTCCACCACCTGTATTGTTTGAACCAGTTGTACCACCTGTGCCGTTTGAAGCTTTTCCATTTCCTCCTCCACCTACACCACCAGCTCCACCAGTACCACTTAAATAACGACCTGTTCCCCCACCACCAGCAAAATATCTTGTTGAACCGACTGGGCCTGGTTCTCCATAACTTGGAGCTGTTGGACCAATAGATGCATCAGGTATATAACTACCTATACCTCCGGCTCCACCTGAAGGACCTGCAACACCAACTGCGCCGGCACCACCTCCGCCGCCACCTTGACCACTACCAGGATTACCTTGACCACCGTTATTTCCTTGAGGAGGACTAGTAGGAGGTGTATTACCTGTTCCTCCTGGATCTCCTCCTGGAGATCCTCCACCTCTACCTGAGCCACCATTACCTCCACTACCACTAGGACCACCACTTCCACCACCAGCAGATGTAATAGTTGAAAAGACTGAAGTCGCTCCTGGAGTGACATCACCTGAACTACAACCATTAGAACCTCCGGCTCCAGCTGCTCCAACTGTTATTGGATAAGTTTGAACTGCTGCTGTAATTCCTGCAGGAGCATTTAATGGATTTGGAGCACCACTAATAAATGTTCTAAATCCTCCGGCTCCTCCACCACCACCAGCTGCTTTTGCTCCACCACCGCCTCCAGCAACTACTAGATACTCAATTGTATTTGAACCAACAGAATTTCCTGCGTTAGATACGACAAAGTTGCTATCACCTGTGAAAACGTGTGTTTTGTGGTCACTTACTGTTAGTGTTGTACCACCAGTTGCCGCTACATACTGTTTATTTTGTAAATCAGCAACATTTGATTCGTTAGTGTATAACCAACCTTTTGTGGCGTCAATGTAAACTAGTGTAAGAGAGGCACGGTTAGTTCCTATTGATCCATCATTAGCGACACCTTGAATATTATGACCATTTCTTTGAATGGTTAATTTGTTTGTGGCAAAGTTACCAGCGTAATCTTTGATAGCGATAGTGTCACCAGCAGTTCCACCAGCAGGTAATTTTACAATACCTGCGGCACTTGTGTTATTGATAAAGTAACCTCTTCCAGCGACCATTGTAGTGACTGTTGATCCATCAGATACAACGACAGATTGCCAAGCTATTGCATCAATAGACGCAGATGCACCTAGTGCGACTGCTGTACCATTAATAGTTACAGTTGAATTTGCTAGTTTTGCGTTAGCGATACTACCCGCTAATTGAGTTACTGTGACTGTTCCTGGCGCTATATCAGCTGCCACTACTGAACAATCTGTTAATGCTTTTGATCCAATTTTATCTATTGCCATGTTAATTCTCTTTTATACTATTTATAATGTTTCCCTATTGAAATTTATATCTTATTATAACGATTCCTTTACCACCAGCGCCACCTGTATTAACAGGAGCATTAGCGTCTCCTCCTCCACCACCACCAGTATTAGCTGTGCCAGCTACACCAGCTGTTCCTGGTCCTGTACCACCAGCGCCACCTCCACCATTTCCTCCAGCTCCACCTGGTCTAGGATTTCCAATTGGTTGTTGACTTACTGATCCACCACCACCACCAGCGTAAAATGTTGCTGATCCTATTATAGAATTAGGTAATCCAACACCACCTGCGCCTCCATTACCTGGTGCGCCATTACTACCAGCGGCACCTGCGCCACCACCACCACCTGATCCATAATTTGCTCCTGGAATACCATTACCACCGGCATTTCCTTGAGGTGGACTTACTGGAGGTGTGTTACCTGCGCCACCTGGCATATTGTATTGTCCGTGGCCACCACCACCAGAACCTCCTGCTTGACCTGGTTCCGATCCAGGAGAAGAGTCTCCGTTACCAGCAGCACCTCCTCCTGCAGATGTTATTGTTGAGAATATTGAATTACTTCCTGCTCCAGGATTAGCTGAATAACTTGTTTGACCATTACCTCCACCACCTACTGTAATTGGATATGTTTGGGCTGTAACAGCAATTGTACCTGCTGGACTTGGGTAAGATGTTCTATAACCTCCTGCGCCTCCTCCACCTCCTCTATCAATTGCTCCACCTGCACCTCCGGCAACAACTAGATAATCTACTGAATTTGGTCCACCTCCTGGATTACCTATTGAAGCAACAACAAAATTTCCGTCACCTGTAAAAGAATGTATTTTATCATTACCTGATGTAGTAACTGTACCACCAGTGGCATTTACAAATGTAGGTCCTTGTAAATCAGCTACATTATGTTCATCTGTATATAACCAACCTTTTGTAGAGTCAACATAAACTAAAACAATTGAAGCTCTATTAGTGTCTATTAGTGAATCATTAGCGACACCTTGAATATTATGACTGTTTCTTAAAATAGTTAATTTATTTGTGGCAAAAGTACCTGCGTAATCTTTTATTACTACAAGATCACCAATAGTTGCAGACGCCGGTAATGTCATTGAAATAGCGCCACCGGTAGTATTTACAAAGTAACCTCTACCAGCGACCATAGTCGTATTACTAGTAATTACAGATTGCCAATCTACAAATTGATTATTTAATGTACCACTAGCACCTAATGCAACAGATGTGCCTGATACTGTGATTGATGAATTAGATAATTTTGCGTTTGTGACTGCACCGTCAGCAAGTTTAGCACTAGTAATAGCACCTGCTCCAAAATCTGCCGCTGCGACTGACCCGTCTAATATACCTTTTGATCCTACTTTGTTTATTGCCATAATACTATTTATTCATCACTATCGGTTGTTGTATTATACTTTTTACCATCTGTAAATTGTTGTATATTTGTTGTAAATCCAAAATCATCATCTGCGTCTGCTGATGTTGGATTAGGTGTGA